TGTTGTTGTTGTTGAGCCATTGCTTCTTGTTGGTGTTTCTGTTGCAGTGCATACTGCTTATCCGCTTGCGCTAAACGATGAGATTCCATGTCTTCTTGGTACGAAACCAAGTCCTCACGATAACCGTCTAGGGAATCACGGTATTTGAAACTAGATGATTCGGGGTCCATATAGGCTTCCGATGGATCATAGTTACTTGGCTTACTAGGACGTTCGGGTTTCTTTGGCGATCCTTGAGGTTCGGTATTACCGGAAACCCCTCGGGTATCACCAGAGAGCGATTTTGCAACATTGTCAAGAATCCAAGGGTTTTCTTCGATATGCTTTGCTATAGGCGCCACATTCTCTAAACTCTTGATTTTCTCTTCCATTCTGTTGTACTCACTCGCCTTTTGGTCATACTTACTTTGCCAATATTCGTAGCGTTCTTCCTGTGGTTCTTCCACAGTTTCTGCTACAGGCTGCGCTTGTTCCGCACCTTCATCAGCCATAAACATCCCACTTTCTGGATTGAAAGATGGGTCAAATGGCTCTAATACGTCAGTCTGTTCAACTGCACCATCGTTTGTAGTTTCCTCAGCAACGATATTCTGTACTTGTTCTTCCATGCTATTCTCCTATCCGATTTGTCTAACTGACAGCAATCGGTGTTTGGGGTTCAGCTTCCGTTTCCCGTTCCATACTCAGTTGATCTCCTAATCGAGCTTCAAACAATTCCACTGCTTTAGCGGTCTTGTCACTCGATCTTCCTAACTGACGTTTAAATTTTTCTATCTCAACACGTTTCTTATCATGGACACTCTCACGTTCTGATGTTTGCAAGTCGCCCTTGATACGTTGTAATTCTTCTTGTAACTGCTGAATCTGTTGTTGTTGTTGTCCCATAATAGCCGTTCTTTCCAAAACGCCCTCCGTATCAGCAACTTCTGTCTGTTCTAGTATTTCCACTTGGTCAATAATGCCTGCTTGATAGAGTTGCATATAGTATTCAAATCTTGCCCAACGGTTAGACGGCAACGTAGAACCACTCACTACAATAAGATCGTAGTTTCCAATGGTGATATCGTTTATCCTACCCAATATCTCACCAGTGAAATCATCATATATTGGTCTATTTAAAATAGCCTCACTCGTTCTTCCGTCTGGTTTCATAAGGCGAATCACCTTTTCATCTGTATATGTCTGTTGGATCAGTTGCACTACTGTGCGACCTAACTGATTTAGCATCTCGTCAATGTCATCCAACTTAGACTTGATACGCCGTTGAGCAAATTCATCAATCGCCACAGTCCCTTTGTAAGTTTGCGGGGCAGCACTGGCATCACCTTGAGATAGTGGGTGTACGCCTAGAATATGATAAATACTAGATTTCGCATCTTCTTTATTTTTATACAGTTCATTTGGCAGTGGGATTGGACCCGCTACTATAGGTTGACCCAATTCAGGATCATATTCTATCACACCAGTTCCAGCCCTAGACCATTCTTCTTCTAGTTGCTTCCTGTCCATAGACCCTCTCGGTATCAATAGTTTTGTATTAGTAGAACTAGATGCGTGAGCAATGATAAGAGATGTAAGCTTATTTATATATTCCTGTATAGGCTTTACGAATCTCACATCACTCATAGGATATGGATTTCTATTGTGCCTGTTCATAAGGGGAACAATTGGATAATTATCTATATCCATTATTGAATGTTCTACCAGTAAACCCCCAATAGACATAATTCTTTTAATTCTATCTACCAATACACGATTAGCAACAATCACACCTTCTTCAATCATTTGTTCATTAGTGACCGGTGTAAGCCTTGTTGTTGAACCGGGAATAGAACCTTCGTGTTCTTCCCCGGGCATAATTGTAGGTTGACCAGTTGCGGGATCAGGCATCATATGATATACACCGCCCGTAGCTTCGTATACCTGCAATAACTCCTTAACAGCCTTATCTTCCGTTACAGGTTGCATACCTTGAGCTGTTTCCATGAATATTGCAGGTTCTTGCGCAAACTCATTAAAACCTTCCTCATTCATAATATTCTCTTCACCTGTAAGGGAATCGAGGATATGGAAGTAAGGCAGTTTTACTTTTTCATATCTGTCTATTATTTCATAATGTCTAGAATTGCCATCATTGTCTTCCGTTGGTCCAATTTGCTGATCTTCTGAACCGTCCCTAGACGTGGATGGATATCTACTATTACTCGAAGAAGTCATCATGTCGTCTACTTTATCGGCGACAGATGGAAATGCGGTTTGAATCTGTTCTTCTGTGATTCGCTTTGCAACAATTATATAAGCAGAATCCCTAGCAAAGGGGTCTTTTGAATTAGGATCAAGGTATAGATCGAGAGGATCAATGTTTTTGATCTTAATTTCACCTCTTCCAAAATCAGCCATAGTGTCTACGTAGGTCTGCAGAACCCCCATACCCTTCACGTAGTAATCGTCCACTACTTGCTTTAATTCTACATTACCATTAGATATATCCCATATATAAGCCATTATATCTGAGAATATTCTACCGACCTTATTATCGGAATCATCCCTACCTGCGGATTGAAATTTTGGTTTATTTGCCGTTAGTAATGACTTTGCCTGCTCTACTGCCGGATATATGATATTGTCCACAATGGGGACTTGAGAACGCTTAGCAAGTATATTTTTATGTTCTGTCTTCCACTGTTGGTTATTACGAAATTCATCATCTTCCATCGCCTGAGTTGCCCACGTGGTTCTACCTTCATGGTAGTTATCTAATAGGCGTTCTGATTTGGCTACTTCTGGATGTTTTTCGTTTGGCATTAATGTATGTGGAGTAAGACTGGGGGCGAGTTTATTATAGAGAAAGCCCGATTCTCAACAGCACTTATTAAACTAATTGCCAATCTTTAAATATATTATACCTTTCTCTCGATAATAGCGGTACATCGTCTACTTTATGATAGGGCGAGAAAGACCCTTTGTTTGCGTAGTACAAACCGTCTAGTATATCATCGTGTTTTCCACGTGGAAACAGTAACAACTCATCCATCAGCTCCTGTTGTTTTTTATGAATAAACATCTGTCTCTTAGCAAATATCGGCTGAAGTGACTCTAGTCTATTGTTTTTAGAGTTTCTAGGGTTTTCCTTAATATTTAAGCCAGGAATGAATAGTTTCTCATCTCTAGAGCGTTTTAAAACATATTCACGAAGCATTTCCTGATAGCCCACAGATTCTATTCTTGTCTTTTCTGATCTATACTTTCTGAAGTTATCTACGATAGCTTCTGCTAGATTCAAGGGTGTAGCGTGTTTTCGATAATAAGGTAATGAGAATTTCCGTTCCTGATCGTCAACACCCAAATTGTAGATTACAGAGTAATCTGCACCCCTTTTAACGCTCGATGCTGGATCAACACCAGTAAACACATTTATTGGTACTATTTCATCACAGGGAGAACCATCCAATGATGTGATTTTTAAATAATTTTTATTGTTCCTTCTGTGAAAGTCACCTTCATAGAACCTAAAATCTTCAGCTTTAAACAACTGATCTTCATCACCAACGATTTCACAGGCATATTCTCTATAAAACACAGACAATCTGTTAATAGAGTCCAGTTCTTTCTTCTTTTCCAGTAATTTCTCAATACTCCACCAATCTTCCCACAATGCTATATTATTTACAAAGTCTGGTTTGAATGTCATATTCTCCCAACCGTGCATATCCTTCAGGGTTTCTACTAAACACCTTTGATGTTGTGGTGTTCCAATGACAACTATACGCCCTTTCATGGGGTCTAACGACGGAACTGCACTTTGAAGCAGCCATCTTAAGTTATTCTCCATTGCTTCGGCAGTTTTAGTATTATTCTCGTCTTCAGGGTCATCTACGATAATAAGCGTAGGACGTTGGTTTCCAACCTTTATACCCCTTAATTGCTGACCAGTACCTTTACAAATAATCATAGACCCGTCTTTCAGCTCTATTTCTGACTTAGACCAGCTTTTTGCACTATGAGAACCCCAATATCCGAATAACGACCTAAATGTCTCAGAATAGTCCATAGTGTCCTTCAGGAGACCGAGTAGCTTAACTGCATGATCCTGTGTTCTAGACACTAATACGATTAATTTCTGCCCTTTTCCATACATAAGATGATATAAAGGGAATATACCCCCTATAATTGATGATTTGGCGTGACCACGTGGCGCCACAATGTTCATTTGCGAAATATCGGGGTTTAATAGCTTCTCTGCTATCTCGTAATGGAATTTCGGTGAGTTTACTGCAAACATATTCGGCATACAGACTTTACCAAACAGTACCATATCGTGCTTAAGCTTCTGGAGTATCTCCTTCTGCTGTTTTTCAGTATCCATATGCCTTTTTCTTAATCTTCTTGGGAGTCGCTCTCTTTCTCTTGCTGGGTTTTACTGGTTTTTTCTTTTTCATCAGTAATCTGCTCCCATAAGCCTCTGTATTTCACCATCGCTAACTTCTAGCCCCATGTCTTCAGCAACCGCAGAAAGCACATTCATGAAAGACAATAGCTTTTTTTCATCAACAGACTCTATTATGACTAATTTTTTAAGCTTCTTTGACTTCTTCATAAGGTAATTCCTTTTTTTGAGACATTTTCAGGCTCTTCTTCTCTTCAGTTGCTATTTTATCAAGTATCGTACTCGTCATATCAATTTGTACCGTATCTGTCTGCATAGACTTCTTCGGCAACATATCCATAATCCTTACAAACTGCTCTGCACCTCTAAGAATATTCGATGCGTCACCATTCGTCTTAGCCACTTCTATACCTTCTAGTATGATATCAAGTACATCACCACGTGATATATTCCTATCCTTCAGGGCTTTTTGTATTTCTTCGTCAAGCATCCTCTGTATCCTTTCTTTCTTAAATAAACGCTTTGCAGTAAGATCGGGACGTTCCTGATCGTTCCTGTAAATTTTACCAATGAGATTCCAATCAATTAAGTCACCATTGAGCATCATCTCAGCATAGACCCTTACTGCGTTTTTAGTCCTAGTTTTGCCCGCCTCTTGCTCATCCCACGAAAGTATACCTACTTGAGAATACTGTCCTGCGTTTCTATGCGGTATATATTCCAGTTTTGACTGATCTAGCCATTGTCTCCCAAAGGGAAAGGTTACTTGATCTTTTGTTTTATACTTTTTGCGGTATATACATTCAGATACGTACCCATCATCACTGATACCAAAGTCACCTACCCGACATTTCCGCCAAGACTTGTATTGTATTTCTCTATTAGTTGCTTCTTCTTCGGAATACACAGGATAAGTGACATCTTGGTAATCATTTTTTTTAAATTTTCTTGTAATAAAGTCCATACTGTTACACAGAGTACTCTAATAAATAATACAGTTGCTTTAAGTAACTATAGCGTATATATTACTGTTATATATATAACAGTAGTCTATATTACAGTAACATCTACACTGTAGTATAAACCATGCGTTCCTAATCAAATTCAATGTGCGGAACACCATCTCTATTATTTAACCAATACTCCGTTTCTAGTCTCCTTACGTAAATCTTCTCTTCAGCACTGAATACACTCAGTATGTGGTATGCAGAAATCTCGTCTAACGTCTCCACAACTTCAAATTTGCCAGTATTGTGGTCAAAACGCTCTAGTTTCTGCATTTCTTCGTATTTCATGTAGCGAAGATAAACTGACGTAACTCCGACTCTCCACAGCCCATTCTTGAAAAATAGACGTAGACTGCGTGTGTGGGGTATATAGTACCCCTACCCCCGTCGTAACAGGTTGTGCCGGGTCACAATCACGTTGAAAAAACCTATGGTGACCAGTCAAACAACTGTTCCTCCGCCCTTGTCGAATATCCCGTGTTGTTTTTTAAATGATACGGCTTTGTTAATTAACTAACCTCTTTAAGGAGAGATACTATGCCTAACGATTACTCTATTAAATGGTCAGCTTACACCGCTCTTGGCTTCAAGTCTATTAAGCTTGATAAGCCTCTTGTCGAATTTAGTAATGATGACCTTCTGCATATCACTGATACTGCTACCTGTGCCTCTGTATTCTGTAAGGATGAGAGCGAAGTACCTGCTATAATGGAATATATGCAGACAACTCGAGATGGCCTACAATGGAAAGGTGACATTACATCTTCGCCTTCATCTTACGAGAATAAGAAAGGCAAGACTGTCTCCGGTTTCCGTGTTGGCTTCAATAAGGAACTGTCACGCTCCATGGGCCTCTTAGC